GGCGAAGGAGCAAGCCAGGCAATATGTCCGGCAGGAGCAGAGGTTTCAGAAGCAACAGGAAGAGGCCTCTAACATGGTTGGGTTTTTGCAGGGGCGTCAGGCTGCGGCTGTCCATTACATGAAGAAGCATGGGTTGGCAGACCAGCAGATGCTTGACGATTTTATAGCTATTCAACAGGCCAATACTCCGGCAGAAATGGAGAAGGAGGTCAGGCGAATACGAAGTGAACGGGATCTTCGAGCAGAAAATGCTCGGCTAAAGCAAGGTCGTGTTCCTCCACAGACTTTCGACAATAGTCAGGGAGCTGCGGAGGTGTCGTCGAACGACAATAGGTTACTGGATGCGTACAATAACGGCGACAGGTCAGAAGCGGCAGTACGCGCCGCAAGAAGATTAGCACTGGGAGCTTAAAGGAGGCTCGATATGGCACAGACGGCAACCACGGGCAATCTGGAGAATGCCCAACGAATCATTATCGCGACAGCGCGATTTACAGAGGAGCACAATGCTCCGGCTATGAACCTGATTGAGCAGTTCACGTTGCCCAAAGGTTCTAAGCAGGTCACAGTCCCGAAGGTAGGACAAATGAGTATGTCCGATCTCGTTGACGGGCAGGACATCATCGACGAGGAAGATATCGGGATGACCACGGTAGACCTCACAGCGGCAGAGGTCGGTGCGAAGATTATCATTACCGATAAGTTAGCACGACAGAGTGCCGAGAACGTGTTCTCCATCATTGGGAGACAGCTTGGTGACGGCATGGCAAGGAAAAAGGACTCTGACGTAACGGCGCTTTACTCTGGTTTCAGCACAGATATCGGAGCTGCTGGCCGAGCCATGAGCCTTGCGAACGTATCCGCAACCGTAGCGTATGCCAAGGGCAACAGGTTCGGTTCACAGGTCTACATTGTTCAGCACCCGTTTGCGGTATGGGATATTGCCAACACTGCGGTGACGGCATCTAGTACATATCCTGTTCCAGCAGGTTGGTCTGCTGATCTCTTGGGCAACTTCTTCAGCGGTCTTCGCCCGATCAACGGTGTCCCAATATTCGAGGATGGAAACATAACGATTGACTCCTCGGATGACGCCCTTGGGGTTTGCGCGGACAAGTCAGCTCTCGCTGTTTTGAAGAGTGTTGACACCAGGACAGAGCGTCAGAGAGACGCTTCTCTCCGTGCGACAGAGGTTGTAATGACTGCTGATTATGGTGTGTTCGAGCTTGACGATTCCAAGGGTGTTGCTCTCACACTGGATGCCGGTACACCTGCAACCGCCTAGTTAGAGGAATGATATGGCTATAACAACCAAGGAACGCACTGAGTTGCGACAGGAATTAGTAAGTCAGGGCTATTCGTGGGAGTATATCGACGAATGGCAAGCGAAGGTATCCCTGTATCGCCACCGCACTATGGTGTCTCCAAGTGGAGAGGTCGTGAGTGAAGCAGGAACAAGGCTGGATAACCTACCAGGGAATCCAGACTATGTATCCCGAAAGGCCCGTGTAGGGCTCTTCCCGTGGCCCCCCAGTGATTCATGTACGTGTCGGTGGTGTGCAGGGAGAAATACCGGGGCGAAGCTTGTTCAGCCTTCTCCCGAGAAGACTGAGGAAAATAAGCCTGATCCACGGATAAGAGGGAAAAGGCGATTAGGGCCTTACGCACAGTCAAGTTAGGTGTAACGATTGCCGTGCCTAGCGATATATTAACAACGGCGTTCGCAGGACATAGAGCCTGTTATAAGGAGAATTATTATGGCATTTCCGAATAGTATCTATGGTAAATATGGATGGGAAAAGGTGCAGACCTCGGAGCAGAAGCACAAACTTGGCACTCGCATGGTATTTGATGATGGTCGAGCATTTAGATATGCCGAGGTAGGTGCAGCAGATATTGCTGCTGGAGCGATAGTGCAGGCAGCAGCAGGAATTGCTAACCATGACATGGACTTAGCAATTACCACTGCCGCGTCAGGGGTCACCTCAGTAACAGTGACTCTTGGGGGAACAGCGGCCACAAAAAACCAGTACAAAGATGGGTTTCTTTACATCAATGATGGTGGTACTGGTGAAGGCCATGTATATAAAATCAAGTCTAACGCAGCAGGAGACTCAGGAGGAACCTGCGTACTCACGCTTGACGAAGAAGATGGAACAGTCACAGCGTTGACAAACGGCACACACCTGGCTGGCCTTGCCGTCAATACATACAGCAATGTCATCATATCTCCCACCACCGTAACAAACATGGCGGTTGGAGTTGCTCCTCGTTTGTTGACAACCGAGTATTTTGGTTGGTTACAGACTTGGGGAGAGGCAGCGGTCTTAACTAATGCGGCTGGCGTAGTAGGTGAGCACGTTCGTGTCGGCGGGGCAAGCACCGCAGGTGGATTTGAAGACCTCGACAGAGATGGAACTGGTGAGAACGAGCAAGTAATTGGGGTGCAACTATTGATTGCATCTGCTGCCACGGACTATGGGTTTGTTTATTTGACTATAGCACCGTAGTAAGGGAAATACATGATACAGGAATTATGGACCCCATCGGGGGCTGTCCAAATAGGGACAGTCTCCGTGGGGCATAACGCAGAGACAGGTAGCACCATTGTGGCGCATACCGTAATGCTCAAGGCCAAGGATAAGTTTGGTAAGGAGCATAAGATGCGTGTGCAGGTACTGGCTGATAAGGATACCAGCCAGGCACATATTGAAGAGATGATGGGGAACGCTGCCGAGAGCTTTGTGCAGGAAGTTAGGGACAAGTACAACAAGCGACCACCTACTGAGCTTGAACGGAAGGAAATAGGACGTGCTCTTAATGAGTTTCGGAAATACGCATCGAAACGTATTACGAGTACGAATAGGAAAATATATCATTAGGAAGTGAAACGATGACTAACGATGTGCGTGTAGATATTAAGACCGAGGACATCCAGGCAGTGCTGCAATCAGATCGGATATTCGCCTTGGAAGTTCAGAACAAGGCTTTGTCAAGGATGATTACTGAGTTGCAAGTACAGCTCGAACAGGTGAAGAGCGAGAAGTCCTCCAAGAAATAAGGAGGGATAGCTATGCCAAAAGTAGGCAAGCGCCACTTCGCATATACTCCTAAAGGTAGAGCCGCAGCCAAGAAATACGCAAAGGCTACGGGGAAACCTATGGCTAAGAAGAAAAAGGGAGGGTACTAACATGGTAATGCGACCCCCTGGCGGAATGAGGCCACCCGGGCCTCCACCACCACCACCTGGTGGCCCACCTGTTGGACCACCACCCCCCGGCGGAGGAGATCCCGCTAATGACCCTCGGTTTGCGGCAGCTTTTAAGATGGCTTTACCTATGATCCAGAGCATTATGGAAACCCTTGGGCCTGAAGATGTTCAGAAGGTACTCGGTGGGGGGAGAGGCGCTGGCAGACCGGGCGCTGGAATGCCAATGCCGAGGCGTCAGCCACCTAGAGGGAACGGACAAATGAGGCCGGGAAGAGCACCACAAGGACCTGCGCCACGGGCAGCAGCCCCGAACCGCAGAGCTCCTGCTCGAGCTCCTGCTCCGGTCAGACGAGCAGCTCCTAGAGCCCCAGCTCGTCGGCGCTAATTGATAGTATGAGGAAAGACAATGCCAGCAATTCAAGGGAGAACTCGTGAGCAACTGAGGCAGCATATAGGTCGCACTCTAGGGGCTGTCTATGTGTCTGCCGCGACAAGCAGCGGTAGCACTACAACGCTACTGGACAACACGATTGTTCTGGGTGGTGCTGACAACCAAATTGGGAAATGGATCAGATTTACGAGCGGTGATAACGACGGGCTAACTCGTCGTGTCACCGACTCTGCTATTACTAGCAATGTCACAACGTCCACCTTCATGCCAGCGGCAACAGCATCCACGGCATCAGAGTCCTATGAGCTATGGCACTGGGACTATAACCCAGACAACGTCGATGACTTTATAAACCAAAGTATTCTCTCCGCAACCGGATGGGTGTATGACCCGATAGAGAATATTTCACTGCACGGAGATGGGAAACAGGTACGCTTTGATATCCCCTCCGGCATATCCATGATCTCGAAGATAGAGTACAGGGAAAAGGTAAGCTTTACTCGTATTCATGCGGGGACAGCGACCTTTGATGAGAAAACAGATTCTGATTTTACCCAGTCACTGGATACAAAAGATAAAAAACAGGGATCTCAATCGCTGAAGATGGTTATTGCAGCCGGTGCTTCTGCGGGGGATTTCGTAACCGATAGTATCACAAGTAAAAACCTTTCTGGATATGACACGATTGAGATGTGGGTGAAGAGTACCGTGGCTACCAGCTCCGGCAACCTGAAACTCCTTCTTGATGACACTGCATCTTGTGGTAGTCCACTGGAAACCCTGAGCATCCCTGCCCTTAGTGCAGATACCTGGACGTTCGTAAGGCTGTCTCTTGCCAATCCTGAGACGGATACTGCGATTATTTCTGTAGGACTTGAGTATGACTCAGACCTCGGGGCTTGTACCGTATGGGTTGATGATATCTCTGCGGTTGCGAATGATACTGCTGAATGGACAGCACTCGACAGGCGTAACTGGAAGATAGACAAGGAAGCCCGAGACCTGATCCTCATGAGAGATGGACAGGCGGCGGTGGGGTACAGCCTCATCAAGATAGTCGGGGGCGATAAGCCAGCATTATTAACTGCTGACTCGTCAGCGACAGAGATTGATGAAGACTACATTATTGCTAACGCAATTACTCTTGCGCTTATGTCTACATCTGGTGGTCAATCTACCGATCCTGATGCGAAGCGTCAGTTGGCCGCGTTCTGGTCTGACCAGGCGCAACGTGCAAGACGGGCATTCCCGATGCTGGTTAATGTTAGGTCGGTGGACTGATGGCGAACTCAGTAGTTGAGGCTAACGAGGTTTATCTCGGAGGCGTTTACTATCCAATAACAAGGCCGGTGCGTTCTACGCTTGCGTCGATCTACCCTGCAAAAATAGTTATTGGAGATACGACGAAGGACTCACAGCTCCGAACGTCGATCATTGCATGGTCTGACTGGCGTGGTGGAATTGGGGTTAATCGGATGGACGGGGCTGGAGATGTTAACCGGGCTTGGTATTCAACCTGTCAGCTACGGTACAAGAACCATCTTGTTCTTCCAGGGCTTGCTACTGAAAGCGACAGCCCGTCGCATGGTCTTACAGACGGATTTATAGGGGCGCTTAACACCTATGGAGAAGAGGTGTACGCAGCGTGGAACGGCAGTGTCAGCCAGGATGCCCAGATATTTAAGTACAACAATACAGGTGATAGCTGGGGAAGCGCACTGGATACCACGGCAGATCAGGTCACGGATAGCGTGGTATTCACGAATAGCGGCGGTACGTCCTACCTAGTGTTTGCCCACTATGACTCTAACGGTAGCAACTACACGTACTACAATGGCTCAAGCTGGATAACTGCTAGTGCTGCTAAAGCTACCAAGTTTCTCACGGTCTGGGACGAGAGACTCTGGGGGATAAGCCATGCAGGAAAGCTCTGGTATGCCACGGCAATAGACACAGAGACTGATGACGCACAGCTTCCTCTCCCTGCTGGATCGGTCACGAAGTTGTTCGTTGCAAGAAACGCTATGGGGATACCAATCATATATGCAGCTACCACTCGCGGGCTCTTCGCCCATAATGCGGACAA